CGCTCCAATCCCGCTCAACCTAAGCCTTCCAAAGTTATACCCTGCTGCCTTAAGAAAAATTGAAAAAGTGTAACTTCCTGAAACTGAAACCGTTGTTTGGTCAACTCTGTGTTGGTTAACCGAGGTATTTGCAACAATCAAGTCAGCAACATTTGTGCCGTATGGGTCAAGTGTTCCCGTTGTATTTAGAACGCTTCCGCTTCCAAATGCCAATAACTGAACAGGACTCCAAATTGTTGCCAAATTCTCACTATGCAAAGCCAAGTTCGACCCACTCGGCTCCACCAACAACGCAGGGCATCCACCGCCAAGAGGATAGTCCAACCTCGGAATCCCCGAAGCCACGACCTCAATCAATCCGCTTGCGTTGACCCTTGTCGCAGTCGTTGCCCGGGTAACATTGAAGTCGCCCGATGCACCAAGAACCACACCGCCCGAAGTCGTTGCAACAGGGGTGTAGAGTTTGCCCGTCTTAAAGCGAGCAGGCACAAGGATAAGCGATGGTGTCGGCATTCTTAGAAGTTGTAAATAACTGCAAAGCGATTGAACAGGCATCCATCCACGGCAGCCTCGGCAGCGGTTGCACCGTCAGCGGTTGCCCTTGCGTTGAACAAGGCCCACACCCCAGCAGCAACGCCACCTTGGAGCATATTGGTCGGGTAGCCGTAGCCGTATCCGATTAGCATTAGAGGAAGGTGTAACCGATGACGGAACCTGCGCTTGGAGTTACCGCAGTAATCTTACCGCCATTGCGACCGCTTATCACGATGCCAGCGGAAATAGAAGCCCCCGAAAAGTTGTAAGCGGTTAGCAGGTTCTCACTTCCAGTTCCCGTTAAAGTTGTGAAAGTCGCAGCGGTGTTGACTACCAAGAAGTCGTAGTTCTTCCCGGTAACGGTTCCGTTGATAAACTCCATCGTACCACCTTGGCCGAGCATTTGTTGCAATATGGGTGTAGGCATAATTTGCTTTTAGTATAAATGTAGATTAGGTCGGAATTTCACAAACCGAGTGTCCGTAAGGGATTTCAAAAGTCATCGTCGCCTGCCACCCTGCCGTGCGGTCATCCCGGCTCTCTACGAACCTCGTAAGGCTCACGCTGGATGAGAGGGTCCAGTCCTCGTTCGGGTCGTTTGTAAGCGATGATATGAAGTCCTGTGCTATCTGCAACTGGTCGCTTAGAACCTCATCCTCGTTATCCTGCCAACCCAGCGTAGGGCTTCCCGAAACCACTCCGCCCATCGGCTTAATGGACTCCACCCGGTCGCTAAAATAGACACCGACCACCAAGTCCAAAGTACCAGCGTCAGTATTTGCAGACTGAACGTCCGCAAAGACCAAAGGATAGACGATGCGTTCACGGCTTGGGGTTCGCAGGTTGATGGTGTTGTCCGTTCCTATCGCCAACGGGTCGCCCGTCCCGAAGGAGTTGACCTGAGGATGAGCATTTGCAAGGTCCAGCAGGGCTTGCTTGATTTTTATCCATGACATAAGTCTGCAGTTTCAGTATGTTTTTTTTATGCGCTCCCATGCTTAGCAGTCGTTACACGCCCCGAATTGTCCGTAAGGGTATGGGTAGTCCAAGTTGCTGATTCCCATTCTCCTGTTGCGGTCCAAGACCATCCCGGTGCGGTAGTTCGTGGCGTTCGGGTAGATGGTATCCAAAGCAGACGGAGGCGAGTTCCACAAGGGGTATGAATTGCGGTTCTCCATGAGGTAGCGGGTAATCCGCTCGGAATACCACTCGGCATCGTTCTTCACTTTGTCGGTCAGCCGGGTAATCTCTTCCATGCTCATTTGCGAGGATTCTTCGCTTGTTCTGCGAACCATGCCCTTGTTCATGTACTTAAATGCAAGGACCATCGGCAACTCGTAGTAGAGCCATTGAATCATAGCCGGCTGGATGTAATCCTCCAGCAGCGTTTGGTTCAGGGCAGAGGTTGAACCGCTGACGACCTGTGTAACCAATTCCCCGTAGAGTGCAGAGCCAACGATGGGCTGAATCCGCATCTCCTGCACCTTGACAACCGTAGGACGGATTTGGGTGTAACTGACGTTCTCGTTGATGATGCTATTGTCCAGTAGCGTTTCTTCGCTTATAAAGAGTGCCTTCATGCCTTTGAAATTTTGTTGCCTTTGCGGATTACCAACTGCTGCTCCCATACGTGCCTGCATTGTGGCCTGTTCACTCCGCTGGGCGTGTGATACCAACCGCCCCTCCTGTTCCAAACCGAGTAGCCCATGATTGCAGAAATCCCGTCAATGTCCTCACGGGTGTAAACCTTGCCCTGCCCGGCCAAGTCAAGCATGACCTTGCAGAACTCACGGCTGGATCCTTTGTCCTTGTTGCTGAACCCTGTGGCCCATGCGTACTTGTAGCGGACCTCAAGTACAGGCTCGGCAACTTCCTTCACATTCTTGGGCAGGTTCTGCTCGGCTATCTTGTCCACCGCCCGGCTGATTGGGTAGCGGTCCTTTGTGATTAGGTAAGCGACTCGCTTGGCGACCTTCGCTTTGCTAACCCCGAACTCCTTGGCCATTTCTTCAACGCTTGCGTCCCGGTTCTTCTTGCGATACGCTTCAATCTTCAGGTCAAGTTCCTTTTCTTCCTCGCCGAGTTCGGCAAAGGCCAAACGGATATTTTCGTCGATGTTTGTATCAAAACGCATCGGCTTGGAGTGCATCACATGGTAATCGTCTGCATGGCTTCCAAACTTACTTGCAACCACTTCCAAGACCTTGAACTCCTCGTCGCCCCATCCGTAATCTTCGTCGTCCTCTTGACCCCATTGAGGCTCGCTGAACTCTTGGGACTGAACGCCCAGCATCGTGTCAATCTCTTGGGCTGATAGCCCAAAGCCAGCCGAGAGCATAGTCCGAGCCATTTCCAGCGTGATTTTTTCCTGCATGTACTGCCTGACGATTCGCATCAGGTTTTGGTACTCACGGCCCGATAGTTTCTTGATGTTGTCGTTGCTCTGCAATGCTTCCACGGCTTGCGGTTGCTCGTCGGGTTGGGGGTTAGGTCCAACCACGTCAGCAGGTTTCTCCAAAGGTTGCAAACCTGCTTTTTCCCGAAGTTCGTCTTGGGTCATTATCTGCAATAGAGCCTGCTCGCTTAGTCGCTCCGTGATGGGTTCCACGGGGATAAGTTCCATACCCTCAACGCCATTGAAGGATCCCAAATAATTGATCATCCGCTGCACTTTGCGAACTCGGTCGTTGACGTAGGTGGCCTTGAATAGTTCGTAAGCCTCGACCAATTCGTTGCGTCCACCCAATTGGCCCTCGGTCTTCACCCCGAATAGCATGGGGTTGGTTACACGATGGGCGATGAATATCTCTTGCTGGATGGCTTTGTTCAGTATCTCGAACTGCTTATCCATGTCGGACGGAGTGAGCGGTTCAAGCGTCGGGGCCTTTGCAGCATCGTCGTTGAAGGTTACAACAAAGCGACCAGCGTTGTCCGTACCGCTGAACTTACGCTTGATTTGCCTCTCAATGTCGCCCTGTTCTTCGGGGGTTGGAATCCCGTTGTTGAAGTTTATTAGATATCCCCCCCAAAAGTTGTTGCGGAGGTTGTTGTTGTGGAAGTTGGCGACCTGTACGTCTGCCTCAATCCAAGCGTTGCCACCGATGTATTCGGGGAGAGGATAGTGCTTCACGCCTGCTGCGTACACCCGATAGTAGAACAACTGCTTACCGAGGCGATTCTCCGGGTCGAATGCTGGAATCTTCTCGATGTCCCCGACCTTGGGGAACAACTGCATCATATCGTCGTTGTACCAATCGGCCACCTGAAACATCTTTTCTTCCTTGTCAACCCTGATTTTCTCGAACGGGACGTGTTCCATTTTGGCAATCGTTCCCAACTTGGACCAAGTAACCGCAACCGCAAAGCCGTTGAAAATCTCCAAGTCAAGAACCAGTTTCTCGGTAATGTCGTTGAGGTCCTCCGTGCTGGAAAGTCCGTCGAAGAACTTGATAAACCGGGCTTGTTGCTCCACGGTCAAGTCATCCCCTGCCTGCCATCCTCCGCCCATGATGTAGTTCACTTTTCCGTTGACGATGGCGTTGTGCTTGGAGGACCTGCGATAGTTGTCAA